ACTATATATCTAAAAACCCTAATGTTAGATTTTTATTAACAACTCATTTTATTAAATTATGTACTTTATTTGAAAAAAAATCCAAAATAATCAACAAATCCATGAAAACTATGGAAGATCAAAATAAAAACCCTGTTTATACATATAAAATAACAAATGGAATATCTACCGTAAAAGGGGGTGTAAGTGTATTAAGAAATTTAGACTACCCTGAAGATATTATAAAAATGTCACTTCGTATTTTAGAAAATATATAATGGCGTTTATTTTTGAAATTTTTTTTATAAATATCTAGTAATAATGGTTCTATCACGCGGACTTATGATTAGTTTAAGCATTTCGGCTTTAGGATGTACTTTGTTATTTTTATATTTTAGAAATAAAATTTCATCTATGGAAAAAAAAGTAGATGTAATGTTTGATTTAATTCAAAACCACCAACAACAAGAGTATAATACACAAGAAACAAATCGTCAAGAAGTGGAAAAACATAATATAATGCCAAATGATAATTTTAATAATTTAAATGAAAATATACAAAATAATTTAATTTCTGTATCTGAAGATGAAAACGATGATGATAGTGAAGAAGTTAGTGATTCAGACGAAGATATATCGGATAATGATGAACTACATCCAATTTCATTAGATTCAACAGAAAATATGACTTTAGAAGTTAATGATATTAAAAAAATTACAGTTCAAGAAGTAGATAAAGTACTGACGGACGATTCTATTCAAATGGAAGAACTTGAAGATGTTACAGATAGTTTAGATGAAATGGATGATTCAGATGATGAAGAAAATAACAATGAAGACCTAACAGAAGTAACAGAAGTAACAGAAGTAACAGAAGTGACTGTTCAAAAGATAGACGATGATTTTGATTACAATAAATTAAAGGTTTCCGAATTAAAAGCATTAGCAAAACAAAAAGGCCTTCAAAATTATAAATCATTAAAGAAGGGACCACTTGTAGATTTATTACAATCCAAAGAATAATTTTATTAAGTATTTATATAAATGAGTTGGGCTACTTGCTATTCTGGATCTAATAATATACATTTCAACATACCCCCCCTTATGAATGATGGAAGACATTATACAACTTTTGATCCATCATGTAAGGCAAACACAGAGTTAAGAGATTCTTTAGGAATTAAAAATAATTATCAATACAGACAATGGTTGATTAATAATAGTAAATCTGTCGCAAAGCAAAATAAAAAATTAGCGTGTAATGAAACCTCCCGGTGTATAGTCGAAGCCGCACAAGTACCATCACAACAAAAATATTTATTTAAAAATTGTGCTGATAATTCTAGACCATATGGTTATGAAAATTCTGATTTAAAAAATATGTATGTTACAAGACAATCATTACAATCTAGATTAAAAGCACCAATTATGACACAAGAACAACTATTGTTAAGAAGAGCATCTAAATGCACTATGGGAGACGCAAATAACGCCGGACCCATACGATCTTGTTCGTCAAACACATTTCATTAAATATTATTAGTAATTTAATAATATTTAAAACAATTATCATATCATGTGTATATGAATATATTAAGTATAGATGTAGGTATGAAAAATTTAGCCATATGTTTATTCAGTATAACAGCTAATATAGAATATAAAATAAAATTATGGGATGTTTTAAATTTATGTGAAGAACAAAATTTTATATGTGGAGAGAAGAATAAAAAAGGCTTACCTTGTAATAAAAACGCAAATTTTTTTAAAAAAGATAGATTTTACTGCAAAATACACGCAAAAAATAAAAACTACAAGATTCCACCCCAAGAGTTAAATCCTATTAAGTTTAAAAAACTTAAAGTAAAAGAAGTAAAGGCATTGGCAGAAAAATATGAAATAGAGTTTGAAAAAAAAATTAAAAAGGCTGATTTAGTATTACAAATAACAAATTATGTTGACACGCATTATCTTGATTATATATCAAAAAAAAAAACAAAAGACATGAATTTAGTTCAATATGGAAGAAATCTTAAAAAAAAATTTAATGAAATTTTCAAAGATATACAAATAGATGGAGTTATTGTTGAAAATCAAATAGGCCCATTAGCAATGAGAATGAAAACATTACAAGGCATGATTATGCAGCATTTTATAGAAAAAAATATACCTCTTGTCGAAGAGGTTAGCGCATCAAATAAATTAAAGGAATTTATAGGAAATAAAAAAACAACTTATTCAGAAAGAAAAAAATTAAGCATCAATTTCACAAGAGAAATTATATCCAAAGATAATTTATTATCGCCGTGGTTAGAAATCTTTAACAAACATAAAAAAAAAGATGATTTAGCAGATAGTTTTCTCCAAGGTCGTTGGTATTTGAAAAAGACAATATTAAAAGAAAATCAAGAATAAATATTTATTATGCGGATTACTTAAAATTAAAAGTTCTTGTTTAAACATAAGATGGAAGAAATAAACTTAAATTTAGGAAAGCCAAACTTAAATGTTTCGGGTAATTCAGATAGAGGAACTATTAAAATTAACATAGACAATAATTTACCCAAAAAAAGTGTTAATTTTGGACCAGGAGCAGAAATGTTAATGAATCAAAATAAAAATAAAATATCATCTCCAAAGGCAGACATTAATCTTAGTGATCTAAACGAACTTGACAATATTAATTTAAATGAAAAACCAAAAGTAAAAAGACCTAGTTTTACGGATGTTACAAGTAATATTTTTGATACTCCATCACCAAGTATAACATTAAATATAAATGAGAAAAATAATAATGACATTAGTCCTTTGAAAAGCGCAACTACTAGACCTAAAATAGAAACAGATGATGGATTTAAAACATTTAATGAAATACCTGTGACACCATCAGCACCCCCTCCTGTACCAACCATGACACCTCAAGAAACTTTAAGAGAAAAATTAAAAATTTTAAGAAAACTTGAAGAGTTAGATAAAAAAGGCATACAACTAACCAAAAAATATACTATGGACTCTCCGTTAGATGAAATGAAAGGAGAATTCGAGATGATAAAAAATGAAAGAGAGAAGAAAAACAGTGTAAAATTTCAGGCAAAAATGTTATTGGCCTTTGTAAGTGGTTTAGAATTTTTGAATGGTAGGTTTGATCCATTTGATTTAAAATTAGATGGTTGGAGCGAAGCAGTAAATGAAAATGTAGATGAGTATGACGATGTTTTTGGAGAGTTGCACGAAAAATATGGTGGTAAAGCAAAAATGTCACCTGAACTCAAATTATTATTTATGTTAGGTGGTAGTGCTGCAATGTTACATATGACAAACACCATGTTTAAATCATCTATGCCAGGGATGGATGATATTATGAGACAAAACCCTGAACTAATGCAACAGTTTCAAAGTGCTGCTATGAATTCTATGGGACAACAAAATCCTGGATTTGGTCAATTTATGGGAGGAATGATGGGAGGGGATCAACGGAGTCAAATGCCTCCAATGGGTTCTCCAGCAATGCCATCACAAGAAATGAGGCAAAATCCACCTAAAATGTCAAGAGGAAGTAATAGACCAGATATTGATGCTAGCAGAAGAGGTAATATGAACGATGCTATTAATATTAAAGATAACTTTGGAAGAACATCAAGAGCCGAAATGAAAGGACCAAGTGATTTAGGAGATATCCTTTCTGGGTTAAAAACAAAAAAAATAAATATTAATCAAAAGGAAACACAAAGTGTTGTTAGTATTAGCGAACTAGATGAGATGAAAAGTGATTTAAATAAACCTACAAAATCTAGAAGAAAACCAAAGTCAGAAAGAAATACTGTTAGTTTAAACTTTAGTTAATACAATTTTAATTGTCCTACTAACTTATCTACTTTATAATCACAATCTGGTCCAATAAATCCAACTGTTTTTGTCCCAGGACTTACTTGTGTTAACCCAGAGTCAATTACTACTCCGTTTTTAACATTTTTCCTTTCAGCTATATTTATAATGGTATCTAATGTTTTTTCATTAGAAACCTTCAATATTACTATTTTCTCTCCATCATTTTGCCATTTATAAAATAATGTTGATGATGTATATGCTTTTATTGTCGCATCTACTACAGCATGACTAACTTGAGCTAATACTTTCCCTTTACTCATTTTAATATCACTTCTAATCAATATTGCCATTTTATAAGACATTGTTAATATATTTTATTTATATCAACAATTATTTATTCAATTTATTTTATTCAAGTTATCTATATGGTGCTTGGGACGATTTTATATGAAGGAATAGATTTGGCCTATAATGCTATTAGACTAACATATAATGGTACGTCAGGGGTTTATAATTGGTGGTATCAAACAGAAACTCGTGAAAGAGAAGAACAACACAAAGACGCAAAGGAATTAATAGAACAATTAAAAAAATTAAACAACCGCGTTAAAGAATTAGAAGATGCTTTGGTTGATAAAAAAGAAGATATTGAAAAATAGATTAATACTAATTATTATTTAGTTATTATTAATATAAATTATTTTTTTTACGCTTTCTTCTTGTTTTCTTTGTCCTTTTTCTACAATATTTATATTTATTTCTACCTTTTTTCCAACATTTCTTAAAAGTTTTTCTTTTCTTTTTTCTCCAACATTTATTTAATTTTTTTGTAACTTTTTTAACGCATTTTCTTATTTTTTTTCTACGAGTTTTCTTTTTTCTCCCACCTCCTCTCCATCGTCTAACACCACGCCCTCTACGAGACATTAGATTAGAGTGAAATTTTACGTTTCTTTCCCTACGTTTTCTTGCCGCCTCTGCGTGATTGTCACGAACCTCACGTGCAACATCTTGTCTTTCACGCAACATCTTATCAAGTACTCCACGCGGACCAGGCTCATATTTTGTTAGCGATCCCTGAGGCGCTATTTTTGACAATAACCCATTAATCCCTTCTTTGGCTTTTTTCATGTACTCGGGACAATTATTTGAACCATTCATTAGACCAGCTGTAATTGTTCTTGTTAATTTACCACCAAATGTATCATCTGTTGCTTCTTCCGGATCTTTTAGTTTTAAATCTAAAGTTAAATCAAGTAAAACATAAATATCAAAAATAAGTGGAAGGGATTTATCAAAAGTAGTTAATTTTTTAAATATAAATTTATTTTCATCTTGTGGGATAATTTTAGCCTTACTAATAAAATATTGTTGTGAAATACCTGGTTTAATTAACATATCTAAGTTTTTCTGACTGTCTGGTCCTATATATTCACTCGCTTTGATATATGTAGGTATAAATTCAGTATCCACACTTTTGGATGACATCGTTTTCAAAGAATCATAATCTTTACTGTTAAGTTCTCGAATAATAGGGACTTTTTTTATATATTCATTTTCTTTAGGAATTTCACGGTCATCCCCACCAACCTCCCCTAGTGATATCGGTATTTTTACTATTACCTTTTTACCTCTAATGGGGACAGTTATTATTTCTCCTGGTTTAGAACCTATTGGCATTAAAAATGATATAAATTTTGCGTTTTTACTTTTAACTTCGACTTTTGGTTTGTGTTCTTTACCCAATAAAAATCCAACACTCACCATATTTTCTACCGCTTTTTCTAATTTATCTTTTAAGGATGGTGTAAAGTTGTCCATCAATGGATACATCGGTTGATTATTTCTGTCCATTTCAAAATTCTCATTCCACATCATATTTTCTACATATTTAAAATAACCACCATTTTCTGTTATTCCTGCTTCAACAGCTCTTTTGTAAGGAAGAACAACACTTCTATAAGGAATAAAAGGGTCTTCACAAACATAAGATTCAACTTCGCTTTGGATTTTTGTTAATTGGACGGATTTATCTTTATTTAATCTTGATAATTCTTTTTTCTCCTTAATAACTGTATTATTTGACCCTACAACAGGAGCAATAAATTTAATATCAAAAAGACTATATTTATCTCTATCTGGTCTTATTTTTAAACCCATTGATTGCGCCTTTCTGTTTTCATATCTATTTGTTGAAAATGAAATTATTGCATTATTATTATAATTAGGGTCAGATTTATTTTGAGGCGTATATTTTACCATGTCTCCTGCATTTAATTTTAAATCTTTTGTTTGGAAACTTTGGTTAAAATTATCGTAAGTAACAGGAAAGACCACGTCTCCTGACAAATTAGATTTATATCCAAATGTTACCCTATAAAAAAATTTTCCTTCGGGACATTTTTTCTTTTTGGGAAAATTTCTTTGTAATGTATTTCTATTATTTATAGTAATATTCATATTATTATAAATTGGAGAGAAATTATACTTGTGTAATAAAATTATTTAAATTTTTTAATTGTCCTTGTCTTTCTACTTTTTTCCTCGACCTTTCTAAAACTTCTTTTGCTTGTTTTAACTCTTCTTCTGTTACTTCATTATTTTTATCTAAATCTAATAAATGTTCGTATCTTCTATATTTACGCGGAATAATACAAAGTTTGCTTTGTTCATTAAATAAATGATCTGCTAATATAGTAAATATAGCTGTAAGAGCTAACGCGGTCAATATATCTCTGCTTCCCATCCAGGATATGGCAAAAATCAAAAATTGTCTCCCTATATTATTTTTTAAATACTGTTCTTGGTTTTTACTTAATTCTATAGTAACATATTTCGATCCTATATTCATAATTATCATAACAAATCCCGCAAAAAATTTACTATTATTCAACGATTTTAAATAATCTAAAACAACACCAATCATATTTAATATAAATTAAGAAATTAATATAATTGTTTTTGATGAATTTTATATCCATTGTTGGTATGTTGATCTAATTGTTCTGTTGATTCAATTGTTGCTCTTTCACCTTTAACTTTCATTTCTCTATCCAATTCTACTTGACAAGGTCCAGTAAAAACAGATGGTTGCCATATCTGTATTTTAGGAGTGAATCCTTCTTTAACATCGTTAAAATTTTCTTTTGTATCGATTAATACAATTATTATAAAAGACATAATAATACCAGCAGACATTCCCACATTTTTAAGCATATACATATTTAGTAAAATCATTAACGCTAATAATATTTTATTATCATTAATATTATCTAAAAATACGGGTTTCTTGTATACTAATATTACCAATACTCCAAGTAAAATGATTTCAATATAATTATCCATCTATATATTTTTACAATATAATTATTCAGTTGTTAATATAAAATTATAATCTTATTTTTTTATAAGTATGTCAACACTTTCGTATTCCGATTTTTCATCAGATAATAAAGAAGATAATTTTATTCCAAAAAAACGTAAAAACAAAACAATAAAAAAGAAATCAAGTAAAGTGCGAGAATTCCTAAACAGTATGGATGGAAATGATGGAGATGATTCTAATTTAGCAGATTTCGATGAAACTTTCAATCCACCCCCATCAGCACAAATAACAAGAGAACCAGATGAGTCCAAAGAATCATTACAAGATATATTACAGGATACTGATAATGCTGTTGAAATGGAAGGATTTTCTAAATTATCTACCGAACAAGCATCTAATCAAAACTATCAAAATTATTTCAATACGTATGTTCCTTATTCGTCAAATCCTCAAAATTCGCCAAATTTACATGGGTCTAAAGATGAACTAATGAAAAAACTAAATTATATGATACATCTTTTAGAAGAAACCAAAGATGAGAAAACACAAAATGTCACGGAAGAACTTGTATTATACATGTTTTTAGGCGTTTTTACAATTTTCGTTGTTGATTCATTTGCTCGTGCTGGAAAATACACGCGTTAATATATTTTTAACTATATTAAGGAGTTACATCTATAAGTTATAATATGCCTGATAATTTTGGAAATTATTATATACACCTTCAAATAATCCTAATCATACATTTAATAAAGGTTATTACAGATGAATCAGTTTAATATAAAAGTATGTTTACTTTCAAATGGTCTATAACCAAAGTTATAAAAATAATAAGATGCGTCGCTTTTCAATATTGGTTGATATCTTTTCACTATATTTTTAATGATAATATTGTTATTAGAAATATTTTCTATAAATAATCTTGTAAATTTCTTTCTTTCATAAATCAAGCTGACAGAACACATAAATCCTAATACAAATACACTTTCATCAGTTTCCTTAAAACTACATATACATTCCACGCTATTTTTACCATTATAACTTGTATATGTATTATGGAAAACAAAACAATCATAAGGTTCGTTATCTATTAGGGTAACGGTTATAAATATTTGTTTATCTTTTACTAATAATTCTATATGATTTAAGTTTGGAATAATTAAACATTTAAAATTAGATTTCATTAACCGGTCATAAACATAAACAAAATAATGAAAATTTTGTTTGTTTATTAATATGGTTCTAATATTGGGTTGGTCGAATTTTACTAGTTTATCCCAATAAAATATATCAAATAAATAATTTTTATATACTGTCAAAGGAACTATTAAAGTAGCAGCACCTTCACGTTTAAATAAAAAAACTGTATTCTTATCCTTATATCTACTATTGACATAATGACTATATATAATCTTTGGAGCTATGCCTTTTTTTCTATATTTTTGATGTACGCAAAGAAAATCTACATACCCAAGTGATAGTTTTTTATCACCAATATAACAATCTAAAGGTCTTGTACTCATAGTCCCTATTAATTTAAAATTATTTTTATCATACATCATTGATAAATATGATTTATCATTGTGAGCTTTAAAATAATTCAAAACGCCTTTTTTAGGTGGATTATATTTTTCTTTTTTGTGCGGAAGAAAATGTCCCTGAATAAAATGAGCGAATAGTGCTTTTTTTTTAGTAGGAGTATTAAAATACGTATCAAAATATATATCTTTATCATAAAACTTATCCTTAACTGGCTTATCATGTTGAATAATACCTGGTGGTATTAACCAATACTTTAAATTATGAAAATGAAAAACTGGTTGTCTAGACCAGAACTGATATTTTAATTTATAAATTGCTATTAATAATAATAAAATGCTTATTATTGCTAATATTATATACATTAATATTTAGTAGTAAATTAAATAACAAAATTTTACGAAAATCTTTGTTATATATATATATATATATATGTCTACTCAACCAGAAAAGAAAGAGGAAACAGAAAAGGAAACAGAAGAGGAAACAGAAAAGGAAACAGAAGAGGAAACAGAAAAGAAAACAGAAGATGGTCATTACAACGAAAATTTGACTGGAGATGATCCCCATGGGTGGGACGTGGGATGGCCATCAGGTAAAGGAGGTAAAAGAAGACGTAAAAGTCGTAAATCAAGAAAAATGAAAGGAGGTCATCATTTATACAAAAGACTTGGAGTAAGTAAATACACAACTAAAAAAACAATCAAAAACGCATATAATAAACTTAAGAAAAAGAATAAATTAACAAACAAGGTAAAGTATGCTTATAAAATTCTCTCCAAAAAGAAAACTAGAAAACAATATAATAATAAATATGCAAAACACAAGAAGAGAATATCAAGAAAAAAGAGAGGAAGAGGAAAAAAATTTGCTAAATTTGCTGCGGCAACAACAGCGGTAACAAGTCGTGTTGGTGCAGTTTCTGATGAAACCCTGATAAGCCCCAAAGCCAAAAATGTAATTGACAAGTTGAAGACAGCCTCTTGTGGTGATCTCTCCACTCACGATGCGAGATTAAAATACAGTGGGCTTCACCCGGATAAAGCGGCGGGTGAAGAGAAGAAGCAAGCGACTGTTGATTTTCGAGAGGCAACCAAATATTACCACAACAGAAAACAACGTTGTAAAGCCTATAAACTCACAAATGACGACAACGCCACACCATCACCACAACCAAACTCACACCCATCACCACAACCAAAATCATATCCATCACCACAACCAAAATCATATCCATCACCACAGACAAGTAAAAAACGATGGATGAATAAAAAAAAAAGTAAAAGGTCCAAAGGTAAAGACTCCAAGAAGTCCAGAGGGAAAAAAAAGAAGAAGAAGAAGAAGAGGCACTCGTGGCATGTTTTGTTAGACCTGTCTTTCATACGAGATATAGTTGATCAGGCTTATAGATTGACGTGGGGACACATGGCTGCACTTCGCAATTCTGCCCTCGCCGTACTCTCCTCTTGTGCGCTAGAAGCATATAAAGCTTTTAAGGTTTATGATGATAAGAATGGTATGGTGGAGGGATCGATGCAATTCGATTATACCGACCCCAACAATTGGAGGAATACTGGCATGCGAGAGTTTAAACCCCAACACGCTGTTCTCTGGTGTTTATCAAAAAGTGTCGGGTTTAATTTTCTTGGTGGTGGTTATGAAAGTATTAATAATAAGATAACTGAAGGGATGAAAATGATACCAAACTAATATAATAATAAATATAAAACTTGAAGTAATAGGGTATAATTTATAAAAATAGCACATTTTTATAAATAAATTTAAGAAAAACAACACCAAGAAGTTTTTTCAATAGAAATTATCTCTCCATTTTTATTTTCATAATAGTAAAAATAATGTTGTTTTAGTCCACAATGTGAGAGTCAATGAAAACTTTGTGGAAGAGTTACATGTAATTTCCTAGTTCTTTTATTAGCAAGTCTTTCTACCTCACCAATATGAGGTGTATATTGGGAAGGGAATATATCTAAGAACGCATCAGTATATAATTTTTCTTTTCTTTCAGGAACACATAACATAAAAATTTCTTGTTTACCTTCAGCATGTCTTTCAATTAAATTAAAAAAATTTGCTTTTAATTGTGCTTGAAAATCTTCTTTTTCCTTTGCCCATTTTTGATTATACATATTTTTTAAATCACCAAAACTAGGTATTTCTTTTCTAACATATTCTGAGTGTCCTTCATCTTGAGCGCTTAGTAAAGGTCTTTGAAAATCTGCCATTTTATTTATTATCATAAGAAAAAAATAAAATAAATCCGCGTTATTTTGGAGAACGGAGGCAATTAAGAACATAATCTTTTTCTTGCCATTTATCATAATTTGATATACACTCGAGGTCTATACCCTTTAATATTTGTTTAAGGGGGGAAAGTAAATCAATACTAGATATATTAAGTATTGTATTAATAATATTAAAATTAGGTATATTAGGTAAGTTAATATTAGGTAATTTGATTCCTAAAGAAGATAAAATTTTTTGAATAGAAAACATACCTAAAATATCAAATCGAATACAGTCTATTTGAATTAAACTATTGCGAGCTTTTTTTACTAGATACAACCCTTCTTTACCAATTTCACCCCAATCATAGCCTAACTTTTTAATACAAAGAGGTAAGCTTATAGTATCGATAATATTTTTACCTATAAAGATAAGAGCCTTTATAAATTCTTTATTTGAATGTACGGCTTCTGTAAATTTTGTAGATATATTATTACCTATAATATTCATATTTACTTCTTTATCTGGATTTTCATTTTGTACGGTTTCAATAATTTGATTTTTAGTTGTCATATATATATATATATTAACTCAATAATATATAAATTATTGAGGTTTGTATAACAAATAGATATATTGATATTGGTATTGGGACGTAACCATATCTACTTTACCGTGTAAAATAAATCCAAGATTCTTGGCTATACTCAATATATGTTTTTGTGTTTCAATAAATAATTTATGTTTATTTTGGCGAACATGTCCTGATTTATCATCTTTAAATGTTTCATTGAATTCTGCTAAATTCTTGGATTTATCTAATTCAAAATTAGCTTTATACTGGAAATCTTTAAATTTAACTAGTGAATTTGTAATACGTTTTTTAGCATATTTTTGTGCGCTAACCAAATGTAATGGATCAGCCGCATTTAAAATAGGATCAAATTTATCTCTATTAACTAAATGTAATACTAATATTCCACCTGGTTTTAACCAATTATAACAATTTTGTAAAAATAACTGTTTATCACTAATATAATAAATTGTAAAATATAAACAAGTAATTGTGGTGAAAGTATTTTGAGGATAGGTCATGGATTCTAATGCGTCGGCCTGTTTAAATTTACACTTTGGATATTTATTTTTAGCACCTTCGACCATAGCTGAAGATTTATCTATACCTTCAACATTATACCCGGCCTTTTCAAGTAATTTTACATGGTGACCGTTTCCTGACCCTATGTCTAATACTCTAGATTGGGTGGTTGGTTTTATTAATCTTGTAATCTCACCTATTTCAAAATCATTTTTCACAGTATCATGTACCAATTCGTCATAAATACTACTGTAAAAATTATCATAAATATCGTCCCCTTGTTTTAAAACATATTTTTCTCTTTGGATAAAGCCTTCTTTATAAACAGCACTTTTGTTAACTATCATTAATATAACAAGTATTATACCTGTAACAATAGCAGTTCTAGTCCAAATACTTTGTTTCATAAAAATTCTATTTATTTGTTTAAAAAATTTAATTATATGTTTCATCCCTTATATGTATTATAGTTATTTTTTTTATGGCATATCAGTTTATATATGAATGAAAATGATATAACAGACAAAAGAAATATAAAAGAATTTAAGGGTATAACCTTTTCAAAGTATAAAAAATCGGATGCTAAAAAAGAATTACTAAATAATTTAAATACTGGAAAAATTGAACCGGCTTGTTATTGGGCGGCTGAATATATTTGTGCCGGTCATTATGCTGATATTTGGGAAATAATAATATTTTTTTGTAGCAAGCACATACATTTAGGAAACCCAAAACTTCCTATTTATTTAGAGTTGCGTCTTACACATTTCAAACAAATATTGAATGGGGGATATCAGGATAATGTATTAAAAATGAGAAATAATTTTAAAATTAGAAAATTGTTTGGAGAGATAATATCTGTTCTGTGTTGTTCTAAAAAAAAACATACATTTGACAATATAAAAATTAAAAAAGACGATTTCAATATTACAAAGATAACATATAAAATGAAAGCAGATTCCACTACATATGCCAGTCGTATATTTAAAAAAGAAGATCCTAGTGAATTATTTATTGGTATTAATGAATTTTATTGGAATATTTTAAAATCACAAAAAAATGGTTCAGTCGCTTGTTATTGGTTAGAGTGGATTTTAGGATTCGAAGATATATGTAAAAAAGAAAATAAACGGTATTCAGGAGGGAGACGTTTGAACATGCCAGTAGATGGAAAATATCAAAAAGATATCATATGGATGATATGGGAATGTTTATTATTAGAAGCAAATAATAGAAGTAAAGGATTGCATAAAATAATGACATCATTATTGGGTTTATTTTGTTTAAGATACAAACCAGGAGTAAGAAGAAGAAGAAAATATTTAATATATTTTGGAATTAATTTATTGACAGAACCTTTAGACAATACTATACCAATAATAAAAAATGAAAAAATAATAGAAAATATAATATCAAAAATTAATGTGATTTACAAACAAATAAAAAAAAATGAAATAAGACCTGACACAGATTATTTGTTCAATAATAGTATGACAAATAATAATTTAGAAAAAACAATAAACAAACTTGAAAAAATGAATGCGTTATCAGGATTTACACCACGCGATTAGTTTTTTTCTTATTATAATGTATAATGACAAATCCAGGAAATAAGCGATTACAAAGAGCAAGACATGGTAGGGCATCTTCGGGCGGAAAAGACCAAACAGCACAACCTGCTAATGGTGGAAGAACCGTATCAGTTACTAATGGTTCAGTTATCAATAACGGCGGTAACGCAAAATTTGGATTATACCCAACAGTTGGAGTTAGTATTGGGTTTCTTAATATGCTTGCCTCTTGCTGCAAAGGCGACGCAACAGGGAAAGGTGTAGGTATTAACACAGATCCTAATAAATTTTTAATGTAAATAGTTAAATATTATATTTTTATTATAAAATATTTAGCAAAATCGTGTAATTTCTCTTCATAGTTATTTATATTTTATTTACAATATAATTTGTTAAAGCATAAAGAGTTCCCCCCCATATCATATCAATTATTGCCACTTTAATATTATAATTTTTAAATATTGCGTGATTTGTCAAATCAAATATTGCGTAAGTAGTAGAACCCAATAAAAACGAATCAATTAAAGATAATTTCTGTTTGATTACAAAATAATAAACTTGAAAAATCAAAACAACATAAGCAAAAAATGTCGTCAATAAATTTACTTTCATTTCACTATTTTGTATGTTTTTTACCATTTTTCCAAAACTAGAACCTAAAAAACTTCCAATTATTATTCCATCCAATACAGCTATAGATAAAGCAGTTAATGCAATTTTTTTGTAACACATATACTTAATTATTAGATTTTTATATTGTGGCTAATCTAGATCTTTTAGGTAATGTTTGTTCAATTAATTCTATATTATCACCTTCATTTATCATAATATTTTTTTGACATGTTAATTTAAAATTTACGAATTGCTTTATTTTTTGAGATTGTTTTTGTCTATTTTCTTTATTTTCTTTTTTTATACTTTTTCTTAAAATTTTTAACATAATTCTACTTATGGTATTATTTACAAGTTGAAACATTTTAATAATACCACCTGTGATCCCCACAATTTCCATTATATTTAAATGATCTAATGTTTTATATAACCACCAATCACTTAATCCAGCAACTAAAAGAGTATTTGTAATTATCAAAATCCATTCCAATATGCATTGGAATTTATTTTTTAATTTATCTGATACATCATAATTTGGCAACTTTTTTTCATCTATAAACAAATCTTCATAATATAATGGTCTGGACGCTGTATAATATACAATTTTGGGAAAATTCCAAAAAAGAATAAAGGCCGAAAATCCCACAACTAATGGAAAATAGTAGAAATTAAATACCTCTGGAAAAATAGCAGTTACAGGTATAAATATTAAAGGTAAAAAATATCTTTTATATTTTATATTTTTACAGCAAATTGAGCCATTTTTAGAACAATCTATATCTAAACACATCATACACATATTTAATTAATTAAAGTATAAGGTTTAAATAGATTGTCTTTATTTTGAACGATAATACAGAAGACATTGATATCCCTTTGTTAAATTATAAGTTTCTGGTATTCTTGGGGTAATTTTAAAATCTTGATTTTTATTTAAAAGTTTTTTCCAATCCTGTCTTTGTATTGTAATGTTATTTTCACCATCAAACATATAATCTTTTTTATTTAATGTTACTAATGCACAAATATGGTGTTGGTTAATATCACGAATACCCATACTATCTAAGGTGTATTCCATATCACCAAATTTATAATGTAGTTTCTTTTCATAATCCTTGACCTGTGCGTATTTATCTGTTCCTGGTATTTTACCATTTGCCTTTGTAGGTTCATTATCACTTTCTTTATCGTGTTTATCCGTAATTTCTAGGATAATTATATGGGGTTTTATTTTGACAATTTGTTTATAAGTTTCACTTTCTTTAATTCCCATACCAATATAACTGTTATATTTGGTATAAATTATAGTTTGGAGACCAAAACATCGCGAATTGCCGGTATGTCTTGAAAAATAATTAAAAATTGCTATAAACAAATCTATGGGATTTCCTGATTGTCCGGGTTTAGTAAGTGTTGTATAACCAATCATTTCACCTTTATTATATTTTTTTAATTTTTTATAAATTTCTTTAATTACCGAATTAGTATCCATATGACGCCAATACGATTCAGGATCTTTATCCCCAACCAAAGATGCTGTTATCATTTTATTCAATAACCAAAAAGGATATTGTATTTTAACAGGTATAGATTTTTTTTGATTATGAAATTTTCCTGTAATCATACTTTCTCTAAAAGCTTTCATAAATTTTCTACCCTTATCAGATATAAAAAATAGCATAAAAAAGGTGTTAAACCAACAATTTGACCTATTTTGAAAAGGACCTCTTATATTAGCTGGAATTATTTTTTTTTTACTTTTAATATTATCTAATAAATATTTTTGAGCTTTTTTTGATTTCCAACCCATACATTTTTTCCCTTTTGTTTTCAACGGAATATACATTTCATTTTCCTTGCAAGTTCCCATAATATTTTTATGCGGTAAAATAGATAACCGTTCTATTTTTTTATTAATGGATGGAGAATAAGAACGCATTTGTGAAAGTGTTTTTATTTTTTTTATCACAGATTTTCTTGTTTTGTTTTTTTTTATTGTCGGATGTGTTGGAGAGTAAGACGGGGATTTCGGAGATGCTGGTTTTTTTTTAACTGATTTTTTTTTTACTGTTTTGTTTTTTATAATCTTTTTAGGGTTTTTTTTTCTGGTATGCATTTTACCATATTTTTTTATTGAAACGGTTGAAAATAATTGTAGTGTTTCTGACTTCCACAAGTCTTTTTTATAAGGTATTACTTTATTATTAGACAATATTTGAATACGTGTTTTGGTACCATTTGTATTTTTAAATGTTTTATTATCTATAATTAATTGTTTTATTTTTTTTGACATTTTGTATATATTATCTAAATAATTTAATATTTACAAAATGTATAAGTATGAATACCAAATTACCATCTATTATGAGAACAGTAACTCCTAGTCAGATGAATACTCCAAGTCAGTATGCTACACCATCTTCAATAAGTGAAACAGCAAACAGTTTTGCGAATTCTATTAAACAATCAGTTACACCAACACCAACTAATGGTGGCATAGATATTATAAAAATAGTATTAATAGCAGCTATTGTTATATTTTTAGGCTATAATTTATACCTATATTTCACAGAAGGAACAGATATTTTAGGTAAATATTTTGGCATTAGTGGAGTAGGACTTACAGGAGCAGCGAAAGGAACTGAATTTGTCGTGGATACAGCATCAGAAGGGACAAAAGATACAATATCTGTTGCTCAAAATGTAACAGATAAAGGATTAGATACTGTAGCAAAAGGAGGTAAAATGATATCAAGAACGAATGAATCACCTATAGAACGGGAAATAGACGAGGATGTAAAAAAAGAAGAAGAAACAGAAAATGTTATCCCTGACAGTTCATTTTCAGGAAACTTAAAAAAAACAGTCAAAAGTGGTTATTGTTATATAGGAACCGATAGAACATTTCGTTCTTGTGTAGAAATTGAAGAAGGCGATATTTGTATGTCAGATAAAATATTTCCCACAAAAGATATTTGTATAAATCCTAATTTGAGAAAATAATTTATAAATAGTTATTATTATAAATTATTTTACCGGTCGAGTTCTAAAAAACCATCTAAGAGATAAATATGGCGGAAAGGTTCTTAAACTTTCGTCGGCTGTCATATTAGGTCCAGATTTAACAAGATTTTCTATTTCAATACCGGTTAAAGCATAACTAAAATATCGCAACGAAGACAACATACCTTCAAATCCTCCTCTTTGTGTAACCCAAACATCACCATAGTTTTGTTTTGGTACAGCGTTAAATACATGTCTATTTACAATAGTTCCATTAATATACGAATCCATTTTTCTTCCTTGACAACGCAATACAACATTAATCCATTTATTTATTGGTATATCATTTATTTCGACATTTTCAATTACATTATCAAAAGTATTCATAACAACAACAATCGTATTTTTTTTTGGAGAAAGATACATTCCGGGTGAATTATTTGGAAAATTCATACCAGTTACATTTGTTCCATTCCAATTGGTAGCACTTTGAATATTTTGATAATCTCCCTTGTTGAAAATATGTCGATAACTAGAATCATTTGGATTTTTAATATCTCCAATTTTTTCAACATATAACCAAACAGACCAAGTAAATTCTAAACCTTCTCTTTCATTTACAGATCTTAATATAGGTATTGAATCTTTGTTTTTAGGATCTTGAGGAATTTGTTTTGGTTTATCTCCTGGACGTAAGCCTTTTATAAGTATAGGATTTTTTGAAGGGGATAAAACCCAAGTAATCAATCTAGACCCTAACCTGATAGCAATAACGAAAAGAATAATAATTAATACTAAAAAACAAACTTTTGCTACCAACGAATTTGAATATAAAAAGTCAGTTGTTCCACCAACTATTTTATTATTCCTAAATTTATTGAATGTCCCGGAGGCTCCAAGTTGGGCGTTTGCAAAACCTTTACCCAAATCAGCCATCGGATTATTATAACCTTGTGAAAAACTAGAATAAGCCATTTATATATTAATGATAAGATTTTTAGATTTCAAAACTATTAATTTCTTCACTTCCTTTTAAGAAAGATAATTTCATTTTATATTGATTCAATAAATCACTCAACCAATTTCCTCCGGGACCTTCACGATAAATATCATATGCTTCTCTAGGACTAATTGTGCGCGCAATATATCTAAACTTGGATGTTTGGCCTGAAAATCCACCTAACTCACCATTATCCTGAAGAGGAGATACAGTAACAGGAGCGGCTCCTATTGTTGAAAGAACTCCTGCTAATACATGTGTATTCACTAATTTACCATCAATATAAGTATCTATTGCTCTATTATTTGTTGAAATTATAATATTACACCATTTTTGAATTGGGATATTACTTACAGTCCAAGGAGTACTAGTAACACCTGAACCTGTTGAATCCATCAATGACATATTAATTATTAAATCATTAGTTGCAGCCCCTAAAGAAACTTCGGGAGAGACTACATTTCCAGCTTTTCTACTATAAATAACTTTATTTGCTCCATATCTATATTGCCAATTATCAACATAAATCCATATAGAATATGTAAAATTAACAGAAGCTTTATTTCCTGGTAATGCCGAAGCCTCTATTTTTACAGGATTTTTTGCGTTTCCACCGCTATATAATGTATTGCTTGTGCTATCTTTAAAAACATAAGTATATATTAAATATAATATGATAACAATTATCACACCGAGTAATATCTGCTTAAAATTCATAATATAATATACAGTTAGAAATTATCTAAACAATCGGTGGATTTTTATTGCTTAATATTTTGTAATTCATATCAATCCTTTCTTTGGAAATAGATTGAGGAAAATATACAACATTACAAACACCGCCAGAAACCCCACCTATATCACCTATTGTTATTTGATCCTGACTCATATATGGTACGACATTATTATAAGAAGCTAATAATTTAGAGTCCATAAAGACATCTAACACGCCCCCATCATAATTTACTACTATATTTACCCATTTTTGAAGAGGTACCTCATCAATAATATAAATTACAGGTTTCTTATCTTTCCCGTTATTCATCTTAATTTGTAATTTATTTTCTATAGAATTATAAAGAATATTGGGTTTATCACCGTAATTTAATATTGATTTATAATTTGCTTCTTTACTACAAACTCCTGGTATATTTGCAGTACATATTGATTTTAAGGAATTTGCTCTAAAGAAAAACCACCCATTTAATGCGTAACTATAATTATATTCTATTTCAAAATTATTTACCCTTTCTTCTTCGAAATTTCCGATAAATTTTTTATTTTTTAAATATACAGGGTCTCTTAATAAGACCTTACTTTTTTGTAACTTATTTGACCTTTTTAATTCAGTTTCTAAAGTTTTTAACTCTTCATTTGAATCTATTAATTTTGTTTCTAATCCAACCAATTCTATTGTGTAAACTTGAATATATTTTATGGCATTTTTAATATCATTAGAGCATTTTGTTTTATCTGTTTCATAAGGATTATCTGTACACATGCTTGAACTCATATAACCATAATTTATCAATAAATTTGTTAATTCTTTTTTATTACCAGGGTTATTCAAATTATTAGAAATAATGTTTGTCCAACCTGTTTCATCTATAATTTTACCTTCAGGCACTATAGGTGTTGCTTTATTTTTTCCTTTTCCAAAACCAACACCAGATGCTGTAAAATTTTTAATTCTTTTAATTCTTTCTTTAATAATTATTTGATTTTTTTTAATAGATTGAATTTTACTGTTGATAATTGTAGAATTATCTGTTTTTGATGGCATAAACGTATAAAAATATTTTTGTAATATTGGAATAACAAAATATAGTGTTATTGCCAATATTTCTCCACCAAGAAATAAGTATGCCATTTTGGGTGTATGTCTAACTTGATTAAAAATATATTTTACGGTATCTCCAAATAAACAAGGTATAATAAAAACTAAATAAAATAGATTGGATAAAAGTTGACTTTCACCTACAGTTGCCATGACAGTATTATTTCGCGATAAAAAATAATAAATACCTCCTAGAATACCAACACTTGACAAAATTAGTAACATAGTCATCCCTCCGACACTGAATAATCCATAATTCACAATTAAATAAAATAAAGAAAACAATAATCCCAATATTAAACCAACACCTATAGAATAATACAAATATGTCCCTGTTGTCTTGGAAACCCATTTTCTTTGTCTTTCAGGTAAATCACCAACATCAACATTTGGCCAAGGATTATTATCTAATCCTGTAGTCATTATTGTTCTATTAAAACTAACAAACACTACTAATACAGCTATTATTAACGTCGTTATTAATGTTCCATTTAAAAATTTACTATATCCTATAATTGTATTGGGATATCCATTTTTTAATACTAAAGAACTTATTGTAATAACACTAATTAATGCCAATATTCCAATAGTTCTTGCCATATTAGTATCAGCCCAAGCCCCCCAAGGAGGTCCCCATCCATAGACATTACGAAATCTATCAGGAAATAATGGAACCAACCACCATAAAAGTTGTCCTAATGCAATAAAAGGTTTAATTATTTGTTTTAAAACATATAAAAATGTCTGTCCTGCGTATTGATATGTTGACGGTAATCTATTGTTATTCCTATAAAACCAAACACCATAACCTATTCCATATAAAACAGTTAAACATACTAATACTAATGGTGTATAAACTATCATACTTGTCACCGTCTTTAATAATGCCATTTATATTTTAGCTATATTAAATTTTATAAATTATTTGACGCTGTTTTATTAGCATGACAATTATTACATAAAGCAGCTAAATTACCAACAGAATTATCACCACCAAACTGCAAATCTATTTTATGATCTACTTGAAATGTATGACTAAGTTGGTCATTACACATATTACACTTCCAACCTTGTTGTGCGGCTACATATTTTTTTTTTGTTTCGCTTACACACCTTTTTGTTCCTCCTACACCAGAATTCATCATTCGCCTAGTTTGCGGAGTCATTTGAATATTCATATTTGATCGACCCATCTGGTTAATTTTTTCTCTTGCATTTGTAAAATCAAAAAGAGGTGTTAGCATATCAGTTGTATTAGAATCAATCGGCATATATTTTATTAAATCTGTTGCGTGTTTTACTAAATTTTTACTTTCACCTGGATGTTTATTGATAAATAAATAAATGCTTAATCCTACAAACCCAAAGGTTGCTATCTTATAATATTTTTTACCTTTCATTAAATATTCTGTAAATTTTCCATCATAATATGTATTTGCCATTAAAAATATTGTAATTAGAAATATGATGAAATTTATTTTCATATATATTATTCAAATATATATAAATTAATCTTTTTTGTAAACAAATAAATGACCTCGTTTTACACGATTGTATGTTTTATTGTCATATTTGAAACTAGCTGCTTTTCTTTTTTTAGCATCAAGCATAAGTTTAAAGTAGTTATTTAATTTACGTTTGCCGCCCTTCTGTTTTCTGGTCTTGCGTTTTCCACCAACGAGGGGAGAAGCACAAGAACCACCCCGTTTGCTCTTGCGTCCTTTGCGGCGACGGCGTCTTTTACCTCCAGATTGACTCGGAGTTTCTTCGACCGGTACATCTTCTCCGCCTGCATTAACTGGTACTTCAGGAGAAAAATCAGATGCGTTAGATGCAACTCCACCCCTACTACCACCTCTGTGACGTCTGCTCTTTCTCCCACGTCTTTTGGATTTTCTGCTTTTTCGTCTTGCTGTTTTTCTACCCATTATACATTATCTTAACATTATTTTTTATAAAAATACATAATACCGAAAATAATTAATAACGCACTTCCAAATTGGATATATTTTTTTCGTGTTTGCATTATTTGTTTGTTTCTTATTTCCTTTGGTTTATATTCCTCGTAATATTTTTCTAAACTATCATAAAAATCTTCGATTGGTTCTTCCAACTGTTCTTGTATCTTATTAAAAATAAAATGAATCCATTTCATAAAAGACATTCTTGAACTTAAATAAGGAGTAACTGGGTATTTGTCTAAAAGTTTCAAAAAATTTTCTCCAATTGGCTCTAATGGAAAAAATAGAGGAATGTTTTGAATTAAATCATAATATTTCCTTTTACTTACATCATTAGGTCTTGAAGGATATGTAATTGCTATCGTTTGTAATGTAAATTTTAAGTGTGGTAACCATATTTTGTAGTTTAAACCCATTAAATGTAAATGATATAAAAAGATAACAGATTTAACATATAATAATGAATACTAAACAGAGTCCGTTTTGTAATAATTGTGGAAAAACAGGTCATTCTTATAATCAATGCTGTAAACCTATAACAAGTTTGGGAATGGTTGCTTTTAATAAATCAAATTGCCTAAAATATTTATTAATTTGTAGAAAAGATAGTTTAGGTTATGTAGAATTTATGAGAGGAAAATATCCACTATATAACCAAGAATATATTCAAAATATTATTAATGAAATGACAGTCCAAGAGAAAGCCAATTTATTAACAAAAAAATTTACCGTATTATGGAAAGAATTATGGGGAGATTACTATGGTGGTCAATATAGAGCAGAAGAGAAAACCGCTGTCGATAAATTTTATCAATTAAAAGAAGGTATTCATCTTTTTAATGATGATTTTTTTAATCTTGAAAAACTAATTCAAAATAGTAATACAAGTTGGACTGAACCAGAATGGGGCTTCCCCAAAGGTAGAAGAAATTATAACGAAAATGATTTGACAGGGGCTTTAAGAGAATTTGAAGAAGAAACTGGTATTCCCAAAAATAAAGTATATGTTGTAAAAAATTTTATACCTTTTGAAGAAATATTTACAGGGTCAAATTTTAAATCATATAAACACAAATATTTTATTGCTCATACAAAATGTAATAATTTAACAAATTATCAAAAAAGTGAAGTAAGTAAAATTAAATGGATGGCTTTAGAAGAAGCATCCAAAGCAATAAGACCATATAATTTAGAACGAATTGATTTATTAAAAGATATAGATACAGTTTTAAATAAATATAGTTTAATCTCATAATATATTAGTATGTCCTCTAAAACAGCAAAAAACAAAAAACCAAGAAATAATAAAACAAAAAAATGTAAAAAGAGAAAAGATAGGCGATTTAAAGTAAACGGAAAAGATTTTAGATTAACCGATGCAAAGAACACTTGGACTAGATTCCGAATATGCGAAAACGGCACATTTGAAAAAATAAAACCCAAATTGTGGTCTGATGATGCTAATAAACTATGGGAAAAAATAATAGAATCAGGATTAGATCTAGATGTTGCCAATATTATTTTAAATAATGAAAAACTACAATCAGTAGTAAAAGAATCATCACCAATAGTCACACTAGAAGACCCTAAAATAATAGAAGATAAAGAAGATAAAGAAGATAAAGAAGAGGAAGAAGATGATAAAGAAGAGGAAGAAGATGATAAAGAAGATGATAAAGAAGATGATAAAGAAGATAAAGAAGATAAAGAAGATAAAGAAGAGAAAGAAGATAAAGAAGATAAAGAAGAGAAAGAAGATAAAGAA